TAAACGTAAAACTTGATTTTTCGAAGCAAAAATATCTTCTGAATCACGAGTTAAACGTAAATAGAGCCTTAAATCTGTTTGATCAATTAAAAACCCATACACATTTAAAGAATCTATAACAACCACTCCGGAATCATATTGAATCTTGCCGACATTGTTATTTAAAATTCTGTTATCACGAGTTGTTACAACCTTAATGGTCCCTGTTCTTTGTTCAATAATTGATATAGTCCCGTAGTCAACACCCGATTCTTCAGTAATTAGTTGTAATGTTCTTGGAGTGGGAACGCTATCTATTAAATAATTTCCGTCAAGAGCAGATCCTGAGAAATTCACCGTTACGGTTTCTCCTGCCACCAGACCGTGTGGTGCTAAAGGTGTGCTTACTGTGACTATTTGACCTGTTCTTCTGTAAGTGCCTGTAACCACGGTTAGTGTAGCGTTCTGTACATCAATTAATTTACTTTGAATTACTTCACCTAAACTATTAAAGAAAAAATATGTAGAAGATAACGCCTCAGGTTGAATCTTATTTCCTAGTTTAAAATTTTGTGAAAAAGCTACTCCGGCAGTCGGATTGAATCTTTTTTCTAGAATAGGAATCATACTATTACTAATAATAGATTCTTTTGAGTTATCAATAGCGCCGATAAGTTTCGATGCAGAAAAATCATCGCCAAATTTTGTAATGTTTTCGTTAAAGTAATTATTAACTGCAATTCGAATAGCGTTTTCAATATCTGTAGAGCTATCATTAGTTATATTCGGATTGTATTTAGCTATGTCTTGAATTACAATGTAAATGATTTCAGGATCAACAAATTCAGTTTGCATTCCCAGCATTCTTCTCTTGTTGATTTCATTTAAAATTGTAGTTTTTCTTTGAGTGGTTAAAACCTGATTGGGTTTGGGTTGAATTGAAATAAACACCTTACCATATTTCGGAGGCTCATTATCTTCTCCACCCCAAACAACTGCTTGTTCAATGTAAGGAAAGTTTGCAATTAAAAAATTAGAATAATCAACGGTTGTAACTAATCTATTTTGAGCTGTTGCATTTCTTATTGCGTTGAATCTTATTTCATCAATTGTTTCTTCTGAAGAAGCGCCCGAAGATTTTTGTGTAACTGTGATGCTTACGTCAGTATAACCTTGTATTGATGTTCCAATGCTAAATGTTTGAGGAATTTTATCGGAAACATTTGCAACACTACCATTAGAAACAAGATACTCTAATGTTACCTGATTTCCTGCTGATAATATTTTACCCAAAACACCATCACCGAAGTATACTTCATAAAATCCAAAGGCGTTTTGTTCAAGAAAATATACTTCAGCATCGGGATTTAATTCGGTAATATCTTTCGTAAATTTTGCATAAGCGGTGCTTTGAGTCGATGTTGAAGAAGGTTGAATAGATACTTTCAGAGTATCGGTGTCGATGTTTCTATTTTGTATTACAAATTTTTGGGCGGGACCAGGACCTTCTCCCACGTTATATTTGTTTACTACAAAGATACCCTCATGCACTTCTAAACCTTCATATGAATATATTCCCGCTGAAGGAATAATTGCTGCAGGTTCAAGATTATAAAATGTATATGTTTTTGAATCAATTACTGTTGTAAACGCTGTGTACCTGTCGATGTTTAAAACACCGGGAAATCCTTGTACTCCATTAACCGTGATATTTAACTTAGCTATAGCACCTTTTGCGCTTCTGGGTGTGTAATTTAATAATTTAGCAAGAGAAACAACCGACTCACGCTTAACCGCGCTGTCAATGAACACCTCATTCACTGCCATGTTTAAATAAAAGGCGTTATAATGTGTGTTATACGCAAGAGTGTCAATCAGAACAGATAGACCTGAACCTTCAAAGTCATAATCGGTAAATTCGGATTGCTGTTTGAAGAAATCCTTTAAATTTTTCTTGATTTCATCAAAATCAAGTTCAGATACTTTTAAACTGGTAGCCATTACCTGTTCCTATTAATAAGAGTTGTTACTTTTACTGGCTTATCACTGTTTAGAACTTTAAATATAACTGTAATATTTAATTCATTTTGATCTTGTGTATTTGAAACAATTATGTCGATAATATCAGCTCGCGGTTCATAAGCACGTAAAATATCCTCAACTGCTTTTCTTGCTAATTGTAAAGTTAATGGAGTGAAGTTATCAAACAACAATTGATGTATTGCACACCCTATCTCAGGATGAAAGGGGCGATCAAAATTTTTAGTCGAAATAAGATTACGTATCGCACTTTTTACTGCATCTTCGTCTTCTACTTTGACAACATCTGCAGTTGAGGGGTGCGAGGTAAAATTTAAATTTATATCTGAAAAGGTACGAGTTTTATTTGCCATAAAAGTATTTATTGTAGTTAAATTTTAACCTGCAAAAACTTTTGAACTTCCAGATGTAATGATGTTATCTCCATAATTATCACCAATTCTTCCAATAGGTTTTCCATTTACAAAAACTTTTGATGAGAATGTTGATAAAACTTGTGTATCGGGTATACAACCTGTTCTATTATGTGCAGCAGGTAAATCACCTTCTACAACAACAGGAACACCCTCAATTAAAACATTTGTAACAGTGGCAGGACCTGTGTTTGTATTTAATGGCAAGCGACAGTTCGGTTTACCTGGGCCTTCACCATCAGGAGAAAATACAGTGTCTGTACCATTGGCACGTGCTACTGCAGGCATTATATATCACTCCTATCAAGAAGATTACGAAAAGTTGTAGCAGCCGCATCATATTTCCAATAAGCCGTTTGAATTAAAACATTTGAATCATTATCAAAAGATGCATCATCAAGATTGGTAATTTTAACTGTTACATTATGTGTAAATTCTTTAATTTTTATAGAAGGTATTGCCCATTGTACAATTGTTAAAAATTCTTCTCCCGCGTCATTTTTTATTTCTTTTAATGTCTTTTTGTCTTTTAATAAAACTTTATAAAACCCATCAGTAAATATATCAGATGGAGTACCCGAAACACGAATAACTTGATCTGACACTTTTGTAGCACTTAAACCTGATACATCTGTTGTATATGAAACTAAATCGATCTTTGTCGTTACGTTTGTTACAGGATCTCCTTCTAATAAACCCGGATAAACGAGCTGATAAAGAATATCAAATGATATTGTAGTATTTTCGTATATATCTTTTAATTCTTCTTCTGTTTCTGAAAACCCTAAAGGAGGATCAGGAAATCCTTCATAATTTCCGAACAATCTAAGTATTGCGACTCCCGGCGTTAAAGGCATATTAAGATAGATTTATAAATTTGTTTCGTGCGTAAACTTGGTGATCTTTGAATGTTCCAATCGGTAAAGCAGCCTTTTGGCCCGTCTTGTCAAAAGCAATGTGAATCCATGGGTTTCTTGCCCCTCCGCCGTATTCAAGCAGTAATTGCTTATACTGAACATTATCAGCGATCCAATTAATTATCTCATAATACTGAGAGGGTCTAACTGAGGGGAATTGTAGATCTGCAGCCATGCCCATTCCATGATCTGAAACGTTTGTTCTGCCTGTTACATCAAGACGGAATGCATTTGTTACTATCATGTCCGGATACTGATCTTTTATTTTGTCCAAACAGTTAACAGCAAGATTTTTCAAGTTGCATACAATTTGTCCTGTTGTCAATCCTCTTTGAGAAGTAACTTTTTCTTTAACTACAACTGCTCGAGAAGATAATTGACCTAAGTTGAAATGTTTGGATAATTGTATTCCGTCAGAGAAGAAAGAAATTCCTTCAAATTCATTGCAATCACAATCTAATATCGCAACATCGTTTGCTTTAGGTTCAGATGCACCACCCTCAGCGGGTTTTGTTTCGACAACCTCGCCGTTAGTTACTTGCCTTTGATGAATTTCCTCGGCCCCGGGTTCCCCCGCATCTAAATCAAACGCATCTTGATTACACTCAGGCCTTTGTAAAGGATTAACATCAGTTTCTTCGTAAGAGAGCGCGTCAGGCACAGTTCCTGCGGCTGTCGCAGCAGTTCCTGAATTCATGTTAATTAACCCGCCATCGATGTTGGTATTTTGTGCGATTACATTAAAGTCACCTGTTGCTTTTATATTGAAGGCCCCTCCGGTTACAACGTTTATGTCTCCTGCAACATTTAAGTTCAGCTTATTATTGATTGTTGCGGTTGTTTCGCCATAAATCTGTATATCAGCTTTATTCTTCACAAGTATTTGTGTGGCCCCTTCAACCGTCAGCTTATAAGCCCCTCGAGTATACAGATAATTATTATGTTCTATGAGTTCATAATTATCCCCCACTGTCTTTCTAACCATTGATCCATTTACATCAATTTCGATAAATGTACCCGCTTTGTGGTACACGTGTATTCTTTCTTGGCCTTGTGTATTGTCAAACTCAACAATATGTCCCGCCTCTGTTTCAAACGTTTGATTATAAGGATATTTTGCACAAAAAGCGGGAAAAGGTTCATCCCACGGTTCCCCAGTGACTACAGGTATATCTTCTCTTCTAGTGGTTCTTTTTTTCTCGACAATTGTTTTCTCAGTATTTCCTGCTGCTAACTTATTTGTGTCTGGCTGATTCGAATAATCACATTTAGGATATTCATTA